AACAATGTTTAAGAGAAATAGTTCCTTTCTTTTGGTAAAATAGCCCAAAGTAGTATTAATGCTAAAAACCATATTAAATAACCCATATATGATACAATACTCACGCCTAGAAAATCCATAATAGCTGTTACAATATAATTAATTATTACAATTGATAATAAAATCATTCCAGTGTTCATTAAATTCATTTTTATATTAAGTAAATAATTTTATTTGATATAAGAAATGATATTGTCATCATTTTTAAATAAATAATTCAAACTATTCTGATTCTTAAAAATAATATATGAATTGTATCGTAGTGTATCCATGGTTGTATATATTTCATTATCATCAATAAAACACACATTACGAACATTGTTTAGTTCCAATAAATAATCACAGTTAAGATAAACAATAGGATCATTTTCTCTCTGACAATACTGAACCGATTTATTCTGCTTAATAAATGTATTATGTTTATCTGCAACACTACAATATAAAATCATAGGAATTAAACATCTTTTTTTATCTAAGAATAAACATGCTATCTTATAATTTTTTACAAAAAAATCTACTATACTATTGTCTATTTTCTCTCTAAACACATGTTTATATGCAATAATGTCCCAAAGGGTTAACCAGTTATTATAGTTATAATATGAATGATTTGATTTCATGTTATTTGATATATCAACAATGTTTTTATCCCTTACTTGAACAATACTATATACCATATTATTATGTATAATATGGCCTTTAAAACGCTTTACTCCAGGAATATGTTGTATATGTTCTTTTAAGTATTTGAGAAGATTAGAATTAGATATAGATTTATCTATATTTTCAGCACTATAATATTCTATATTAAATAAATATTCATTGGAATGATATGGTAAGTAAAATTCAACATAATGATTATCATTGTGATTTTGAATACGATATAAAATGACATTGTATTTAACACTATTATTTAGACAATTCAAAACAGTTGAAGAATTGATATCCATATGCAATGTATCAATGAAAGGATGTTGTATAATATCATTTAAAATAGAACCATAATCTTGAGGTAACATGTGATAAGTATTCGCCAAACTATTACTATATTTATTATAATCCATATTGAGTTATTATAATAAATTAAACAAGGGAATTTTATTTATCTTTTTTACGCCGTATAGACTCCTTAATTGTCTCTTCTCTACTATTAAGAATATGTTCACTAACTTCTTGTACAATTTTATCGTCGTTTTTAAAGTATCCGTGTAAAGCGTTTAATAACGTCTTTTTGTTAATAGGTTTCTTGCACTTAGATTTTGAATAAATTAGCTTACCATCATTAATATCAAAACAATCTATTTCGTTATCCTTCATAACATCCACTAAAGATGTAGTCATTATTTTTTTCTCATCACGACAATATTTTATTTGTTTTTGAAGTTTTGTAATTTCGTTATCAATAGCTATCCAATTTTTTATTCGCGTAACCAATTCTTCCTTAGTAGTATCTGCCATTATATATAAATAATGAATTATATTTAATTTAATTTCAAGTATAATATTAGCATAGTCCATCACTACCCATAGTTATATTCATATAATGTAAATGATCATTCGTGCTAGTACAATGAAGTGGAGAACACGAATTAGAACACGAAGGGTCTTCTCCTTCAGAACCACTATCATTACATTCAGTATAATGCGTATTATCTTCATTAAACCAGATTTCATTAGATAAATGTAAATATCCAAATAACTCTTCAGGAACATGTGGAACAATATCATGATAGTGAGTAATGCGATAAGACACCGCCTTGTTATATTTTGTAAAACTACCAACAAAATCTGAATTGCCTACTCTAGGTGATCCAAATGTAACTAAATAAGACAATTGAAATCCGGCAGTATATATTGTTAAAATATCATAGGCTAGAAGAGTGGCCATGGATGCTCCTAAAGAATGTCCGGTAATAAAAAGTCGATTAGTATTGTACTTGGTTTTCAATAGTTGTAAATTGTTTATAATGTCCGGTTTCAAATAATTATATGCTTTATAAAATCCCTTTTCAACCTGAATATTTTTATCAACATACGGATTAATTTTACTAATTTGTATATTGTCTATCCAGTTTGGAATATTAACAGAACCGCGAAAAGAAACAAACAATGAATCTGTATCTGAATTATATCCTTGTATTACCAATTCATTATGTTCTTCTAATACAAAATCTAATTTATTTGAACTATCGCATGTAATACAATCCCAATTACTATTATGTGTCATACAATAAGCAGCCTGCGACAAATGAAGAGCTGAAATAGCAATATCTTGCTCAAATGTATTTTCATATATGTGACCAAATACTTGACCAATCGAAACAATGGCAAATATAGAAAATAGAGAAAAGTACATGTATATATATACTGTATCTAAAAACTTTAAACCATTAATTTTACCTATTTATCATCATCTAATTTAAATAAATACTTAGAACATTTTTCTTGGTGACAACAATAATCTACTAAGGATTGGCGAAATATATTATATAAATTATCCCCATTATTATCTATACTATTCTTATATTCGTTATGAATTTTGATATTTTTTATAATACATAGACAATACCTGCTATTTTTATTTAATATTTTAATGGTTCCGCTACCTATAACATCATTTAGATTCAAGTTAATAATTACAAATATTTTATGATTGTTGTTCAAAATGTTAAATAATTCAATATATGTATACTTATTTATTAGTTGAATATTTTCTTCAGAGGTTAATGCCATTAAACTATAAAATGAATGTTTTAAATCTATTTCTTCTAATTGGCGAATACATATAGGGATTCCATTCAAATAAAACATATATTATAGTATATTGTTAGAATTATATTACACCGACCGGAAAGAAAAATGACACAAACAATCCTGTTGTAGGTTTTGACATTGTTAGTTAAATTATAATGATATATTTATGTCATTGTGTAAACGACAAAAAAATACATATTACAATTCATACATTTTTCTATTTTTATTTACTCATTCATCCCAATCACCAGCATTAGTATAAAGCCCCCTTCCTATATACATCATAAACGCAAAGAAACCAAAAGCAATAAGAACACCAGATACGATCGGATCCATTATAACTTTATATTATTCAAATTAGTATACTAATTATAATATGTAAATAAAACCTTCAATTTTTTTTGATAATGAATTTATATTACCAATTCATTATGTTCTTCTAATACAACCACACCATTTACACCCTTGAAGATTTAAACACTTCCTAATTTATAATAATCTTTAATGTCGCTACTTAAATAAGTATTTTTACCAATAGCGCGAATAATTTTGTTTGTTTCCTTTTCATCTTCTTCAATACTAGTCATAGAATTAAATATTAATTTTGTCATTTTAGATTGAAGTCCTTCGTCTGTATTCCATCCATTATTAGCATCTTGCCATTTATTGATAAGCGTGCGTTGTTTTGATGATAGATGTTTAATACCTTGCATTAAAAGGAGTAATTCGTTGTCTTTTTCCCACATATCATTATCTTTAACATACATTGTTTTCCTGGCTGGATCTGTACAATGTATTGGTCGATCTAACACATCCATATTATTCAATCCATTCACTACCATGTTGGTAATTGTTTTCGTCAATCCATTTTCAATTGTGTTATCATATGTTTCATTAGTGATAGGTAATGAGTTAATAAAATCAGTCAAATTCATTGCATTTTTACATTGTTCGTTTAAAAACATATTGATATTAAATTGATTATTTGTTGTATTATTAATATTATTATGACTATTTGTATTATTCCCTTTAATATGTGGAATTAAGTCAACAAATGATTTCTGGATTTCTTTATTTTCTTTCAACAACAAAACAACCAAGTCTTTAAAATCATTTTTCTGATTGTCACTACATAAATCCACAATGTTGTAGGCATCGTCGTTAGAATTGTCATTATCACTCCCTACATCTGTCAAGCATTTTTTTTTGTGTCGCCATAGAGAACTTCGGTGGTTAAATGTTTTTCCACATTCACACACACAAGTCCATGTGGCATTTTTTTGGCATTTTTTAATGCCTGATGGTGAATTCGCACCATAATCGTCAATTGACGTAGCATTATGTAGCATAAATGTAGCATTTTTATGCTTCCTAGTCAATAAATGCTTATCATAATTACTTTTCTTGCTACATTGGAAGTTACAATTTTCACAATAAAAAAAATCGGCATTTTTTAATGCCGAAAACGTAGCATTTTGTAGCATATATATGCTACACATAAAAAATGCCTAAATCGTTTTCGTAAAATAACTTTTTTTTTCAATAACAAAATGAAAATAAAAAAATATGGTTTCTTACCTTTATGGTCTAAATCACTTTTTCACTACTTTTTTCAATTCTATTTTACAAAATCCAAAACTCTGCAATAATTCTTGTGTGTTTTTTTGAAAAGTCAAATGAAGTATAGAAAAAAAGTAAAAAGTGTTTTTTCCTACAATTATCGAATACATTGACCATTTTTTAGTCCCAAAATCACCACTACATATGTAGGCATTACCTACACCATGAAAGAACCATAATTTAAAATATTAGTAGAAATAGCCTCTACATGTCAAGGTAAATGTGGTTTTTTATCCCCGTTTTTTCCGAAATCCAAAAATCAGGAATGCGCGAATACCTTTTTGGGGGATAAAAATAGGTACTATATATACCATTTTTTTTATCGAGGAAATATCGTAAAACCATATTCTAATTATAAAAAATGATATTTATGGGGATAAAATAGGAACTTTACATTATCCTTGATTTTTGCTATGACGACGACAAAAAGGAGTTTTATTATTCGGTGTTTTCGCGTTACATGGTTCCCCTTTCCGCTTACCACTCTGTAAAATAGCATTACATGTATGTAGGTTATTATTTGTATTTGTATTGTTCTTTGTAGATAGTCGTTTAGCAATTGATGTATGATGTAACATACAATAACATCCATTTTCGGTATAATAACCTACTTTACTACATTGCGTATTTTTATTTTTACCTGATTTAAAAATATGACTACATGAATGAAATGGTGACATACATAATTTTTCTGGAGAATTTACTCCATAATGAAATCCCATATGTTTATTAATTCGAACGTGAGGCAATAGAAAATCAAATATCTGACGACAATATGGACATTTTATTTGATTAAAATTTAGTCGATTTGTTTCCAAATAATATGTAGATGTGTGTGATTTTTGATTACATACTTCCTTATAAAGTGGATATAAATTGAATGAATGATTACATGGTAATACTATCTTATTTTGATCTAATGGTAATTTTGTTAGAAGACATAATGGTTCATCTTCATCTTCACTATCTGATGTCATATCATGTAATTGTTTATAAAAATCAATGTTATCTTCTATTATAATATTCATATATATATAGAAAATCTTAAAAACTCTTTATATGTTTTATAATATAGAATGACGAAAACTTGGGGACCATGTACATGGTATTTATTTCATACTTTAGCAGAAAAAATAAATGAGGAACATTTTCCAGCTTTACGAACAGAATTAATCAGTATAATGAAACAGATTTGTTCTTCATTGCCTTGCCCAGATTGTGCTGGACATGCAACTCAATTTATGACTCGATTAAATGTGAATCGTATACAAACAAAAAATGACATGAAAATGATGCTTTTATCATTTCATAATCAGGTGAATAGAAGAGTAAATAAACCAATATTTAATGAAACTCAATTAAATGAAAAATATTCCAAGGCAAAAACAGCAGAGGTTGTTAAATATTTTGTTCAAATATGGAATATTCCTAATAGAAATCCTAAAATGATGTCAAATATTTTACATAAGAATTTAATTATTACAAAATTTATAAATTGGTGGAAGAAAAACTACACATGTTTTACTCTATAAACAATAAATATTTATTTTCAAAAATGATAAATATTTATTTGAATTATTACATTACACACCTAGATAGTTTAAGCAATGGATGAACTAATTACTTGTCCGTTACGATATACACTACACTTAAATGTTTGTTTGGAAGGTCTTGAACACATTACGTTATCTGATGATTCTAAATTGAAATATAATAAATTTTTGTTTCCTGAACTATACATGATTATAAACCATAATAATCCTAGTACTCCACCTACAATAAAGCCTAACCCTATTCCAGATATTTGTGTACATCCTCTTATAAATTTAGTCACAGCGTCTATTGTTAATAATGAGGAAATAAACAAAATAATACCAATATTGACGGATGAAATATACACCATTGGCATTAATAAATAAAACAAGGTAAATGACAACCACATTGTGTTGAATGATGGAGTATCGTATTCGTTCAGATTAAAAGGAAAATCGATAAGATTACAACTAGGTTGAATCGGTGTTTTAGGTTTTACCTTTAATGTATTTTGTAAAATCACATTTATTAGTCCTGCTATTAAAATACCACCTAAATAAACAAAACCTTTGACATCTTGATTAAAACATGATATTAAAACTAAACATGTTGTTAATAATAGTGGCGATATTGCTCCAAAAAATTGGAACAAATTACTAAAACTTAATTGCATTGCCATGAGTATAATATAACTAGATATTTTTACTTATTCCGCAAATATTATTTCAAGGACTTCTTTGATATGTTCAACTGGATGAAATTGAATATCTTTTAATAAATTATCATTGGTTGATCT